TCTTGGCGAACAGCACTGGCAATCGCACGACCCAGATCGCGTCCGCCCGGGTCGTCCCCGCGGCTGGAAGCACCCGCGTCCGAAACGCTGACCGAGATGTTGAATACATCCCCACCAGACGCGCTACCGCTCATCGTGACCGGAATGGAGCGACCGTCAGGCAGTGGAACGTAGGCCTCTGGTCTGCTGCCTTCGCCAAAGAGCGCCAACTGGGGCGAATTAGCAATGCCACCTGATGCATAGCTGCGTAAGGCCATGGGGCCGGCGGAGGTCATGACACCGCCATCCGCGAACCCAAAAAAGCTGCTCATCGCCCGGGCCAGTGGCAGCGTGATCGCCCGCTGAATCTGGATCCGAATCAGGTCTGAAATGATTGAATTGGCGAGAGACCGGAAATCGAGCTTGCCTGTCATTACAAAGTTCACCAGTGCGTCCGTCATCCCGTTGAAGGCGCGTACCGTGGCTGATTCCATCTGCTTGCCAATCTGCTCGGCTTCTTCGGCCACCAGACGCAGGCCCTTGGCAAAGCCAGCCTCTGGGTCCGCCAATTCCTTGACGCGCTGATTGAGCAAGCTGGCACCGTCAGCAGCTTGGCGGGCGGATTCTTCAATCTTTTTCAGCGCATCGGCCAACTTTTCATTACCTGGTGCAGCCTCTGCCAACTCACGGGCCTGAGCCGCTAACGTGGCCAATTGGTTGGCACTGTCCCTTCGGGCTGCTGCCAAACGACGCAGAGACTCCAACTCACTGATAGCACCTGTTTCACGCAGGGTCTTAATCTGCTCTTCGATCGCTCGAAGTTCGCTTTGTCCCCGTGCGGCCTGTTCTGCCAGGTCTTTCATGGTCTCGCCAGGTAGACGAATCTGGCGCTCCAGATTCGACTGTTGGGCTTCTCGTTCTAACCTTTGGCGCTTGAGAGTGATCTCAAACAGACGATCCTGTAGCTTTAGCTTGTCTTGAGTAGTCCTAGCCACCGATTCAAGCCCACGGCGAAGAATTGCTTCCTCCTCATCCGTCAGTGCACGAAGCTTTTCGGTGAAGTCTTCCTGGGCTGCCAAGCGGGCTTCCGTCGCCTCCTTGAAGCTGATATAGCCCTGGCTCTCGTAGAGGTCAATGATGCGCTGCCGGTCCTTGAGGATGGCGCTTTCCACATCGACTTGACCCTGTAGGCGCTTTATTTCGCTCTCGATACCTGCCATGGCGTTGGCAGTCACCGCGCCCGTAGCGGTGCTGTAGTTCAGGCGCTTCCTGGGCGTTGCAGCTTGAGTGACGGCATTTGAGGCCTCGGTCCCCTTGCGAATTTCATCAAACCTTCGCGTTACTGCGTCAGCCAGCAGTGGCATGTCCCAAAGGTCAACATAGTTCTTGTTTGCCTGCTCAACGATGGCATTGCGCTTTTCAAGAGCCGCTTTCAAACGTGCGCGGTTTTCTTCAGAGAACGGGTTAAGGCCCTTGCCACCAGCCAAGAACGTACCGGCCAACTCGATGTCGGCCCAGACAGCTGAGAAGCTGCCAATCACCGACTTGATGGTATTGACGATCCCACGAAGGGCGTCAATGACAACAGCAAGTGCGTAGGCTGTCTTTTCTGCCCAGTTCGTAAGCGTGCCATCCGAGCGAAGTCGCTGCACCCCATTAACGGCATTGTCCGTGCCGAGAACTACATTCTTCAGTTCCTGATACAGAACCGACATCGAGGGTATGGCGGCGGTGACCAAGGTCTGAGCCACAAAGTTGGACTCGGCCCGCATACGACCCATGGCCTTGGATGCGTTATCGGCTTCCTCAATTTGCTTGGCGGTCAACCGAATATTGAGGTCTTGGTTCTCTGCCAAGTCTTTTAGGAACGGGAGCATCGTTGCTCCAGACTTTCCGAAAAGCTCCATGGCAATGGCAGTCTTTCCAGCCCCATCCTCGAACTCGGCCAGTTTGAGAGCGACGTCGTTCATGACCTCTGCGGGATCACGCAGATTACCGCTGGCATCCTTAGCTCGAATTCCCAAGAACTGTAGAGCCCTGGTTGCTCCTGCCGTCTCGTCATCGACACCGGCAAGCCCCTTAGAAAGCTTTGCCAGACTCGCGCCAATGGCCTCCATAGCCGTACCCGAGATGGTCGCCACAGGTGCAAACCCAGACAGGGCTGCAGCGCTTGCACCTGTTTGCTCTGACAAGCTCTGGAGCGCAGCCGCCGCCTCCAGCGTATGGGTTACAAAGTCACGTAATGCGGCAACAGAGGTGGTTCCAATCACCACGGCAAAGGCGGTCTTGGCAACACTTGCCACTTGCTGCATTGACGACTTCATGTCGTTGGCATGGCGATCAAGAAGACGCGCCGTGCGTCCGAGGTCCTCCCGAAACTCTGAAGTTTCTGCCGAGAGCTTGACGACCAAAGATCCCAAATCAGCCATGCTTCTTCACCTTATGGGAAAACATGGCCTTGAAACGAGCGACATTCAGACGAGCATCGTCTTTGGGGGCAGTCCGATCGATGTAAGGCATGAAATCTTCTGGGGTGAACGCTCTGGCGTCTTTGGTTCTATGGGCGTTTGCAAAGGTCGCGGCAATCACGCCACTTCTCAGATCAGCTCGCATGTCGCCAAAGGGCTCTAATTGGTAAAAGGCCATCCACTCGGTCAGCTCATCCGATCTCACCCGTTCCAGCAGATCTCGCACCGGCATGCCAAGTGCAAGTGCAAGTCGAAATAGAAATCGCCGAAATGGGTTGGCCTTCAGCCTTTTTTTGCGATGTCGACCTGTTCCACGCCAATGCCGTTAAGGCGTTGAGCAACAGAGAAGACGCGGTCCAATGCGCGAGCGCTCTTACGACCAAGCGCGACGATCTCGCTGTCATCGAACAGGCGATCACCTTGGGCATCACAAAGAGTGAGCGCAACCAGTCGCGCACGCACGTTCTCCATGCGACCATCCTTCTCAATAAGGCTTGCCTCAAAGGCATCGCGGTCCGTGCCGCTCATGGTTCGCACCAGGACTTCACCGCCCCATTCAGGGACGTTGACGGTCTCGCGCGGCAGATCATCGGCTGCCAGGATGGCGTCTTTGGAAAGAATGTTCATGTACTTCATGCCTCCGTGATATCGCCATCGATTTCGATCGTGACGCTGGCCTCGACCACAGCATCCACGCCACCTTGCACGCTGAACTGCGTTACGTAGCCGTAGAAAGTCCAGGTGGCTGCGGGCGTCGTGTCAGTAAAGGTGATCTTGAATTGCCGACGGGCGCGGTTTGCCCGGTCAGTGCGCAAGCCTTGATGCACGGTGTCATCTGGGTTGAAGTGCAGGGATAGCGAGAGCTGTCCCTCATCTCGAAGGCCAACTCGCTTCTCTTTTGAGGTCGATCCAAGATTGGTAACGTCGATGACCGATGCCTGGCCGCCAGGCCCTTGGAAGGACACGACGTTGGGTATGGTCTCGAAGGTGGTGGTACCGAAGCGGGCAATGGTGATGCCCTGCGCGGTGATCGCAGTACTAGGCATAAAAGGCCTCCAGGTGAAAGAAATAACAAACGAGGGGGCGGACGACTCGCCTACCGTTACCGGTAGTAGGTGAAGTCCACAGAAATCCGGTAGATGCCGGCTTGAGGGTCGAAATCAGTCAGACCCATGCGCACATCGGCTACGGTGTTGATGTCCGCGAGCAGTGCCGAGAGCACCTGGTCCTGCAACTGTTCGCAGGCGACTAACGTTCGGGCATAGGCGTCAACCTGAACCCGCGATCGCTTGAGCGGATTGGGGCCATCCAGAGCGATGACCCGCTCTTCGTCAATGGGCGTATAGACCAGTGTTGGGTACTGCGCATCTGCAGGCGCGACAACGGCGTACACCTGGCCGGAGGCCAGATGCTTGATGGCGTCATAAAAGTCCTGCATCGCTAGCGCCCATTCAAGGCCTTGGCCTCGATCTCAATTCGCTCGGACAAGCGCTGCTTGATGGCATCCACGGCTTCACGCCTGCGAGACTCCAAAGCAGGACGCAGAAAAGGCCGGGCGGCCATCTTGCGGGTCCCGAACTCCAAAAAGCGCCAGTACCAGG